GAGGTCGTGCTCGGCCATTACGCCAACCTGCTTGGCATCAGGAGTAACTTCTCGCTGTCCGAGCAAATCGGAAAGAGCATCGCCGCCGACAGCCTATGGTCTGACGCAGACAAGACCGCCGCCCGTGACGTCGGAGAACTTGCCAACAGGCTGGCTTTGGCAAACGAATCTCCAGTAGTCAGGCATCTCAACATGAGGGCAGGTCACCTTATGAAGACCGCCATGAGGAACTTTGCGGGCATCATTGCCTCTGAGGCTGACGCTGGCCGCATTGACAGAGAAATCGCCAAGAAGGTGCTAGACCTGCAGGCTGAGGTCGGCAGGGCCGAGTCCCCTTCTGAGTACCTTTCCGCTTACAAGAACATGATGAAGATAAGGGAGAAGGTCAGAAGGACCAATGCCCAGTACTCCATCAAGTCTCACTTTGACGTCGAATTCAGGGCCGCTACGTCCGCACTAGGACTTGTCAGGAGCGTCGTGGCCATGGAGCACTCCACGCCCGAGCAGAGGGCACTCCTTATCAGGCAGTCCTTAGAGGACTACATCGACCTCAACTACCTCATCAGGCCCGAGGAACGGATGGCCCGTGAGACCGAGGACAGGCGTATGCTTACTCAGAGCGAACTCGCCGAAAAGCCTAGGAAGTACACGGCCGACATCCTGCCCGAAGGTTCTGTGATGGCCATCATCTCTAACGCCATCGGCAAGTCTGACGTCATCACCCCCTCTCAACTCATGGAAGGGCAGACTAGGGGGCTTGACGCCTTCGAGGCTGGAGGACGCAACCCAGTCCATGTCGTCATGCAGTCCATCGGCGGCATAGGCGAAAAGGCCGAAGACAGCCAAGGCTTTGCCATGATGGGCAAACTATCGCTGGTAAGGCACATTTTGGCCCGTGCCTCGGATGAACTGACAATGCTCAACAGGTTCGTTGTCTCTGAGCGTGGCTGGGCTGTCGAAGACGGCCGAATCACCCTCAAGACTGGCAACTACATTGTCGAAGGAGACTATGAAGCCGCCGTTCGTAGGTTCAGTCAAAAGTTCGGCACCTTGCACCAGTATGACAAATACGACAGGTCCGAAAGCAACAGTTACGTCGTCCCGTTCGAGACCAAGGAAAACGGCACCTACACCATGGCCGAAATCTTGGAAATTGCTGGTGCTAAGGTCGCCTCCGAAGACGTCCTGTCTCTTGGAAACTCGTTGATGGACTTGGTGGCGTCTGACGAATTCCCGCCGATGTTCAAGGTCGGTGAAGTCATGGGGCTTCTTTCTGGAGAAGGAGACAGGAAGTACAGCAAGGAAGCGGCCGATGCCGTTCTCCTTAACAGGGTGGTCAGCAGTCTGGATAAGGACATGGTCCTTACTAAGAATGACCTGCTGAACATTTTCGCCTATAACCACCATCAGACTAGGCTTCCTTATTCCTCTTCTAGGAAAGGATTCGGCATCGGTGAGGTTGTAAGCCCAGAAGTAATGGCTAGGTCCAAGGAAACCGAAAACGCCCAGAAGTTAGTTAAGGCATTTGGTGACCGCTCTAGGGCTTTTGCCGAGCGTACCATGATTGGCGATAACTCGACTCAGGTCTTTTCGTACGAGTCTAAGGACTTCGTCATTGGCAAGTTCGTTCTTACTGGAACCGAATACAAGTTCTCCGTGCCGTCTCTCGAAACGTTCATTCACGGAGAGGCTGACAAGGCCGCTGTCGCACAAATCAAAAGCCGCATAGCAAAGGGCCTGTCTTCTAGGTTCCAGCGTGAGACCATCGAGAATGTCGGAGGCTCTACGAGCAACAGGGACCTAGTAAGAAAACTTAACAACAGGCTCGAGCGTATGTCCTACATGATAAAGCCGATGCTTGAGGCTTTTGCGGACAACATGCTCAGGGTGGGAGAACAGGACAGGAGCATCAAGTCAAAGATTGCCCTGCTGATGCTGACTGAAATTGAAAAGTCCCTCATCAGAACGACTCCTTGGGAAAGCATTGGTGCACAAGAAACGTCAAACCAAACCAAGCCTTCTTACATTGGTGCCGTCTCGGGCTCCGTGTCTGGCAGTTATATCCAAGGCGGCTTGAACAGAATCTACGGCAAGACATCAATCCTGTCAGATAGTTCGGACCTAGGAGGAACGGGAAGGGGTGAGACCTATCAGTTGCCGTTCTCCAACCCAAACATGCCGTCACTTAGGACACTTGCTGGCGGCTTCATGCTCCAGCACCTCGGAGAAATGTCTGATGCAAACACTGGATTTTCACGTGTTGAGACTGGACTTGAGTTCCAGCCCAGCGGAAATCGTACGTCCGCCGAGATTACGGCGTATGGAAACCTTAGTTACTTGGACAGGGTAGGTGCGGACAGGAACATCAGGAGCGTCATAAAGGACGGCGGAGCGGAGGCAATTTCGTTCCAGATGTCCACGCTTCACAACAACTGGAGCACCGAAGACTCGATTGGCAACATCGCTACTAGGCTTCAGGAGGCAATCGAAGTCGGTGAAGAAGGGCTTCTGAACATCGAACGCATGATTGACGAGGTCAATGGCTTCAAGAACTACCTAAGCGACAGCAGTTTTGATTTTGACGACTACAGTTACGGAACCTTCGTCAAGCAGGAGTTCGAAAAGGGCGTTGCGGCTGGCTTAACAAAGGAGCAGTCAATCGAAGCCCTTGCCGACAGGCTTGAAGTCAGAAAGGCCGAACATAAGGCCCGCTACGCCGACATGGCTAAGGTGATGCAGATGCAGTTAGACGAACTCAGGGCGGTAAGCCCGTTGCACCCACTTTACCAGCAACAGGGTGCACACCAGTCTGGGCTCATAGACTTCGGCTCCATGATTCGAACGGGCTCCACCAGAAGGACCAACACGACTGGCGTCTCTATTATCACCCACGGGAAGGATTCGTTCGTCGACGTGGACGTGGCACTGGCAGACTCTGACGCACCCACTTCCGTCACTCTGGAGTCCTTCAATACCTCCAATGCCGTTCCTAGGCACGTCGTCCTTCAGGCCAATAAGAGGGCGTTCAATATGGAGGCGAAGGTCACTGGCATGTACGGCGGCTCCATCTTTGAGTCCCCCTCTGCCACTCAGCCGACAATCACCCCGTCCATGAGGTATGACGTGGAAATGGATTTCATCACGAGGTCTATTTACAACGCAGAAGGAATCCTTGAGGCCCCTCCTTCCAACATCGAAAAGATTCTGGATGGCACGATGTTCCTCAGCCAGAACGTGTTTGCTTCTCTCCACAATGACGCAGGAGGCGAATCCCTCATCCAGTGGGCATTGTCCAATAGGCGTGACCAGATTCAGGCCGACTACAACACGGGCGGAGTGTTCGACAACATGGGGCGTCAAAGCCAAGACCCCGTCCTTCATCCGCAAGGCATGAGGATTAACCGAGCCGTCCTAGGAAACCTTGTCGCCCCCTACGTACTGTCCCATGACCTAATCGGCTTCGCAGAAGCCAAGGAAGGGCACATAATGAACGTCCGTAACACCCTTGATGTCGGACCATACCATGAATTGGTGGCCATGGCCGAGACCGCCGACATGCGTGACAGGGCTCAGGCTAACGCATTCAACGAACTTCTGAGCCAGTGGTTCCTGATGGTGGACAAGAACAACCTAAGCAGGTTGCTGTACGAGTCCTCTTCCACGCAGGCAGTTGACGGAGTCATGCTAAGGCTGAACGTCCTTCAGGGCGTGAAGATGTCAAAGGTCAGGCCTGAAAGGTCTGCCGAGTTCATCAGGGCCGTAGACGAAGGTGCCACCTATGGCTACGACCACCTGTACGGAGACAGCGAAATCTACAAAACTCAGGCCAAGCAGGGCCTGCCTGCAGAAGTAATCAAATACGTCAGCGAGCAAATCTCTTCTCAGGGCATAGACCAAGAGTTCTGGCGTGGTTATTTCTTCGGCGTCGCCGCCATGAAAAAGACCAAGACCCGCAGTCCTAGGCCGCATGCTTACAGGCGGGACGGAAAACTTGCCGTCACTGTACAAGGCCAAGAGCCCATTCTGAAGGTCAGGCGTAACCTAGAAAAGAAACGTCGTTCGAAGTCCTACGGAATGGATGTCGATTCCATTGACCTTGAATCTTCGGACGGCCATGACCCAGTCATCGGTTCATTGTTCGGCGGAAATAACAGTAGGGTTGCTTTCAAGGACACCGAAGCGGCCGCCATCAAGCGTGGCACTGGATATGTCACTGGGGTACGCCCAGAAGAAGTAGACATGCACACCGCCATCACTGAGATGGCCACCCGACAGGCTTTAGAAAACGAATACGTCGACACTCAGGGTTCGTTCGGAGTCAAGGATGCTTGGCTTGTGGACACTCTGGACAAAACCCTGTCCGTAGGCACTACGGGCAGAGGCAAATACGCACTTAGCCTTAAGACTAGGAAGGCAAACGTGTCCAGCAGGGTACGCAGGGAATTGATTGTTAGCAGGCTCGCTTCCATCGCTTCTGCCATGGGCAAAGAGACCCTGTCGGTACAGCCCGCTAGGTTCAGTGCGGCAAGGAGGCAGTCTTTGAACTACGTCGGACTCCCGAATGAAAGCCGCCGTGCTGACGCATTCTATGCAGGCCACGTGCAAAGCAACTCTTGGAGCGGCATGCCGTTCGACTCCGCAATAGCGGCAGAAAGGGACAAGCCCAAGGTTGGTTTCGCTTGGACTAGGCTGGAGGACGGAAGAATCATGCTGAACATCTCTCCGAATACGGATGTCAGCGGATACTACGACGGCATCTTCAGCGACAATTACGTGAACGCCCTTGGCTATTCCCATAGGCGTACGCTTGGCTGGGACGTTCAGAGCAAGACGCTCATTCCGCAGTCCGCTCACCACGCACTCCCCATCTTCGGAACCTATTCTACCGAATTCAAGAACAAGGCGGGTGCCATTCAAGCGAGCGTCGCAAAGTTAATGGATTTCAGTTCAGCCCCAGTCCTCAGACAGCATGAACTGGCCGCTAGGTCCATGGCTAAGCGAGCCCTCCTCGGAAGGCTTGGCGGAAACTCCCGTGTGTCTGGAGTCAGTTCCCATCTCTCGCCCGATAAATTCGGCCAAGGCGTAAAGTCGATTGCCAAGATTAGGGAGGGAAGTGACGCACTTGATTTTGCCTCCCTTGAATTGAGTAACTCCGAGCACGTAGGCCAGTACACTGACCTGAGCGACTTGCTCATGTCCAGTTCTCCAGAGAATTCCTACAGCACCATTATCCTGCCAAAGAACGCAACGCTCGAAGACATTCAGACTGCTTACTTCACCATGGCGGCTTACCACGGCATGGCCTTGAAGAATCAGGACAAGATGCAACAGGTCATGAGGATGGAGCACTACCTCAGGAGGGGAGAGTCAGACAACCCTTGGGCTGGCCAGTTGTCTTGGGGTGGGGCGATGTCCCAAGACAACGTCATTTCGTTCACGAAGATGCTCAAGATGCACGAAGAGCAGTCCCTTGCCGCACCCAAAGAGGGCGGCATGCCAGCCCTCAAGGGGTACAGGGTGTCGGAAGTTGCCCACTCTGGATACGACCCGACCGCCGAGGTCAACAGGGTCGCCAATCAGTTGGTCATGTACAATCCGCAACTCCTGTCTGACATCGGCAGGCTTAGCGAAAGGCTTACTTCCAGCGACAGCGGATACTACATGCCTGACGTCGAGCGTGGCATCGCCATGAACGGAGACAGGTCTGCCGTCATCGGCATGCTGATGCCAGACCAGCCACACCTTGAAAGATACGCTTGGGATTCCAGCAAGAAGCATAACCTGACCATTATTCGCAAGAGCGACAAGAGCGGATACATGGTGGGCCATGACGTAGTTTCTGGCGTCACCGAGGCTGGCATGGTCAGCAAGACCAGAAAGGTAATGGCATTCAGGACCGAAGCGGAAGCGAACAAGTACAGGGACAGCGTGCTTGCTGGCGGCGTCGAAGCCGAAGTGCCCGCCGCCCTGTTCAGGGAGGGCGAGTATCAACTTACCGAACATGAAGCCGAGAAGGCTTACGGACCCAAGAGCGGCAAGGCCGACGTATATGCTGGGCTTGCTGTCTCGGACGAGTTCATCACCAAGGGTAAGACTGAAACCTCCCGTGTGTACGCCAATGACGGCAAGTTCTACGTAGGCAACATCGACACTCCGTTCGACACCAAAGCCGCCGCACAGGCCGCACAGGCTATGTTGCTCAAGCCTGAGTCTATCACTGGCAAGGCCCCTCAGAGGCGTAGCGTCAGTCTTTCTACTGGTGGCGTCGGACAGTTCGAGCACGACATCAGGCGTGGCCTGCAGTTCGGCATCGGAGGTTCCTACATCCAGTTCGCACCTAGGGCCCTTAACGTCCTCAGGACCGCTCTTGTTCCCATGCTGGAGAAGAACAAGCATGGTGCCACCAAGAAAGTCAAGAAGGCCGTCGAGGTCGCCACGGGCAACGAATGGTACGAGATGTTCGTCGAGAACGCAGTTTCCAAGAATGAAATGCGTGTGCTTGGTCTTGCCGAGTTTCTTTACGACAACAAGGACAACAAATTGACCAAGATGGAGGTGGCCAAGTTCCTGTGGGCCATGTACCCGCAGACTGGCCGCAGGGCTGACGAGATGCCCGCTTCTCCTTACCTCGCTAGGGTCAATTCCCCCAGCAAGGCAGTCGCCTCTGCCGCAACCCGATTCCACAGGGAGCGTGAGAAACACCTCAGGTTAATTGAGGAAGAGATTGAATCCGCCGCCGAGGAAGAAAAGGGCCAGATGGTGGCTTATCTTGCCACTGTCAGGAAGATGCACGACGAGGCTCTCAGGACCGCCCTCGAACAGTTCTACGAAAAGGAAGCCGCCAAGCAGATGGTCGAGGCTGGCCCAGAAGGGGCCAAGACCATCCTTGAGAGTGCGTCCAAGGAATACCCGAGGAAGACGGCAGAAACCGAGGCACTCAGCGTAGACAACGAAAACTTCGTGCGGCCTAAAGGTGCTGGCGAAGTAATTTCGGAGCCTGTCCTTGAAACTTACAGGCACATTTTCAATGACGCCTTTGCCAAGGCTAGGCTTGAAGCCGTCGGCAGGCTTGCTGGATTTGATTTCGAAATCCCAGACTTCAGGTCAAGCACCACGCACCTCGACGTCATCAACGACTGGGGTGCCAGCGAAGCAGAGCCTGTCATCGGCCTTGGCAACAAGACCAACAGGAATGTCTTCCCTCAGGCTGACTTGGAGGCGTACCCGTACAACATTCAGTACAACGCTGGCCAGCCAGACTATGCTGGCTATACCAGTGGCGTGGGTCAGTACGGATGGGACACCCTACATACCTCCATGGGCCTTGAGAAGGCCAATGCCTACATCGCCAACCTTAAGAGGATGAGAGAAAGGGTGGGAGACAACGCCGAAGAAGCCGCTAGGCTGGACATGCAGATTGCCTCCATTGAGCGAATCATGAAGGTCAAGTCCGTCGCCCAAAGCAGGATGGCCAACTCTGGCCACAAGAACACGCCCCGTGGAACCATGCAACTTGGCCACGCCCGCCACAGCGACGTCATCGTCACTGCGTACCACAGGGCGAACGCCAACCTCACCGAGGTGGGCAACTCCCTGTCCATGAGCCGTGATACCATCGCCGCACTTGGCATTGAGGAACTACAGTCAGACAGGTACCAAGGCTCGACGTTCGGCCCTCAGCCAGACGCATTCCTTGGCTCTGACTTCAAGTCCGTCGAAAACAGCAAGTTGTTCGCAGAACTCAAGACCCTCAGGGAGCAGGTTCTGGCCGAGAGGGACAGGCTGGAGTCCGTCGCAGACCCGCTCAAGTACGTCCAGTCCAGCGTCAAGTCCAAGCACAAGACTGTAATCAGGCGTGTCATCGCTGATAGGGAAATCAGGAAGGCCACGCCGTTCTTGCTTTACGCAGTCGCCATCAACAAGGGATTAGTCGGCGAAGAAAACGGAATCGTTCTGGACTTTGAAAAGACCCACAAGGTATCTCCAGACACCGCAAAGAAGTACGGCCTCAAGGACAACAACATACCCACTGTCGTCTTCACCGAAAAGTACGAGGGTGCACTTCACGAGTCCATGCTCGAACTTGTCCACCAAGCCGAAAGCGGACAGTTGCACTACGGAGCCATGGGAGAAGTGTACGGATTCGGCATGGGGCGAGTTTTGGGATTAGCCGCCACCACTCTGGACAACTACTGGCACTACATGTCCGAGAACAGCACGGACAACCTCGTCAGGTACATCGCTTCCGTCGGACTTCAGTTCAACCCAGAGTTCATGGGCAAACTTGATTGGCTTGGCGAGTACTACAAGAACGAGTTGGATTACAACGATGCCGCAAAGCATGGCGTCAACTTCGACAAAATTGCTCTAGAGTCTCTTCTGGACTTCAGGCGTAGGGTCGAACGTTTCGAAGCCCGCACCGACCAAGTGAGGGAGTGGAAGATGAAAACGCTCATCGGCATTAAAAGGGCTGAGGAGTTGTACTATGAGCCCGCACACCTGCTGACCGACTTCAGGAACAAGCGTGACTTGCATTCCAAGATTCATGAGCCGTGGCAACCAGAGGCCGCTTATGCCAGCGAGATTAGAGTAGATTACAAGCGTCCATACAGGATTGAGGGCCAGAGGATTACCAACATTGCCTCAAACATTGAAAGGTATGTCCGCATGGAAGACTTGGTCGAGTTGGGCATATCTCCTGACGACATCGTGCAGAACCAGAGGAAACTCATGGCGAAGATGCGTTACATGGATTACAACTTTGTCGAACTGACTCCCGCACAGGCTGTCGCCATGGACATCAGGCTCGTTGGACAGGTTCTTGGCGTAACTGCCGAGCAAGCCGCTGAACTCATGGCCAAGAGGGATTCTGCTAGGAGTTACATCAATGAGACCTTTCTTAAGGTTCTCACCAAGCCAGAGGAAGTTACTTTCCCCGAACTTGACCGCCTTGGTGATTACGGAATGAAGGTAATTCAGGCCGTCGACATCGACTTCGACAACACCAGCGGAAACCCCGTATCAAGGGCTCGTGGCTCACAGCATACCGAGTCTAGGACGCTTCTCGGCAAGATGTTCGAAATGAACGCCGCCGCCATCGTGTCTGTCTATCGTGCCAATGTTCCCGACCCAGTCATGGAGAAGGCGAAAGCACGTATCGTAGAGATTGAGGCCTTGGTGGGCAAGGTGGACTCCGACGCCTTCACATACCCAGACACCATTCCTCTCGGCGAAGATGGTGCTTATCGTGGCGTCATGACCAACTGGTATGTCATGAGGGCACTGCAGAACAGAAAAGACGCCCTCGTGGTCATGGACGCCCGCCATCACAGGAAGCGTTACGACTCCAACAGGAACATCGTCGGCCTGTTCAACCTAGGCGGAGGCATCATCGCCCCTATTAACATCAGCGGGTTCAAGTACTCAGAGTTCATGGCGGCTGGTTACATCATGCATGAAGCCAAGAAGCGTACCACTCACGGAGGATTCCTTGAGGCACTGCACAACGGAAACCTGCACCAGATTCCCGATGCGGAACAGTTCCTTTCGAATGAGAAAAAGATTACTTGGAACAACGTAGAGGGCCTTCTTGAAGACCACCTGATGGAGTCTGCTAGGGAAATCATCGACGAACTTCCCATGTTCACCTCGGGCAAGACGGCCATAGGCATGAGGGCTTCTGTGAAGTCCGTCATCGACTTGGCCCTCAAGCACTCGAATACTTACAGGGACAGTAGCCAAGCGACCCTCAAAGGACTCGTGAAGGCTACGAGGTCTGGCTCAAGGACCCCCGAAAGCATCTTCGAGCAAATCAAGTCGTCTGGCATCACGGACGGAGCCGACGTCGCCAAGCGTGTGGCTACCCACATCGCCAAGCCTCAGGGCGTGTTCCTCAGCGTTCCCGTAGGCAGGACCCACGGATATGCCACAAACTATGGTGCACCGCTGTGGCATAACAAAATCTACTACGCAGGCATGCATGACGCCCTCGTCAATCAGGTGTCGCATGACGCTTTTGAGACGCCTGACATCATCATGGTCGACGGAAAGTACTCCATCATCGACAAGAAGACTGGAAAGCCCATCGCCGAAGGCATCGTGTCATTCAACGAGGCTCAAGAGAAGGCCGCTCAAAACGCCAAGTATCTTGGTGCCGTGCCCATCGTCTCTAACTTCCTGAAGTCGTACAAGGGAATGGGTGCTTATGCCATGGAAGCGTTCATGCTGACTGGACACGGGCCCTCGTCGATGGCCCAGACCATGTCCAACAAGTTGTTCTCTACTGCGGACGCTAGGTCCAGCGGCAGGCAGGTGGCGTTCGGTGGAATGACCATTGCTGGCGGCATGGCTGGTGCCGAGTCGGGCAACTTGCAGAACCAGATGACCACTTCGTTCGGCTCTAAGACGCCGACGGAAGACTTCATGAAGCAAGGGACCAACATGGGCCTGAACAGGGAAGACGCCGTGCACGGACTGTTCGGACCTGACTCTGGAGACCCTGCCTCTACGGCCATGGAAAACTCCGTGGCCATGCATGCCATGGGACTAAGGGCTACCAGCAGTGCCGACGAAGTTGCGGCGGCGACGGCTAGGATGGTCGGCTTCACTGGTCCGATGCTCGTCATCAGGCCCAAGTACCCGAACGCCAATCACGTGGCAGAAGCCAAGAAGATGATTGTCCAAGGCATCCCGTTCATGTCCCTCCGAGGCGTGGACTCCAATCAAGCCATGACCAAGCAGGCCGTGGAGATGTACAAGTTCTACACCGCAGGCAGAGGCCAGAAGCGAGATGAGCCCAGACCCGAATCTAACTAAGACTGTCGAAGACCTCAAGGAGGGTGGCTGGCTCATGGCCGCCCTCGGAGCCCTTGGTGCTTTGGTCAGGTTGCTGGTCAGCGACGAGGCTCACAGTTGGGTGGTGTGGACTAGGCGTACCATTGCTGGAGCCATCATCGGCATAATTGCTTATTTCATTGTTCATGACATGGTGCCTCCAATCTATGAGGCCGTCATCTACAGCGTTGTCGGAACGTTTACTTCTGAAATTCTTGAGGTCATTCGCCGCCGAATCGTCCGTACCAAATGAGATACTTCCTGCTTCTTCTGCTGTGCGGTTGCACGGCTCCAAAGCCCACGGCACCACAGCCAGAGCCCCCAAGCAAGGACAAGGACGCTTACGTCGACAGGCTGGAGCACGAGGCTAGCGAGGGAGCCGCCGCCATCATCGTGGCCAAGAAGAACGTCGAGGGTAAGGGCAAGCCGTTGCTCGACCTGACCGAGACTAGGCTGTCGGGCATCAAGAAGCCCACCGCCGAGCAGGTGGACAAGTTCGACAAGACCATAACCAATTCAAAAGCGATGGAAGCCGAGCAAGCCAAAGCAAAGAAGGTCGACGAAGAGACAAGCAGGATGGCCAAGGTAATCGCAGAGAAGGACAAGGAGAACCAAGACCTCAAGAACAGCATCACGGCCATGAAGAAGGAGGAGTCATGGAAGCAGGTGCAGGACAAGTTCCTGTTCATGTCCATGGTCTTTGGCTTTGCTGGTGCCGCCTTCATCGTGGCTAATACGTTCATCGGTAAAGGCCTGAAGGCTGGCGTCGTTATGTTTATGTTGTCCGCCGTCTGTGCGGCCACGCCGTTCGTAATCAGGGACATGGTCGAGGCATGGTGGTTCAAGTGGGCCTTTGGTGCCTGCGTGGTCCTAGGAATGGCTTACGGCATGTACGCTGGCCTGCATACGCACCGAGAGGTCAAATGCCGCTTGCGTCCCAAGGACGAGCCTTCACAGTAATGGCGTGTTGGCTGTCGTGGCCTTCATGTATGTGTCGTGGGGTGGCTAAGCCTTAAAGGGCCGTTTATCGGCCCGCCTTACACGGGCACAAAAAAGGGACCCGAAGGTCCCTGTTGTTTTGCTGGCTCGTGCCTTAGCCGTTGAGTGCCTTGAAGACGAACGAGATTTGGTCGAGCGTCTCCTTAGGCACCGAGACCATGGTCGGCTTGACGACCTTGACCTTCACCTTGGCCTGCTTGGCCTGAGCCTTTTCCTGCTTGGTCAGGGAAGGCGTCAGGTGCGAAGCCGTCAGGGGCGAAGTGCCGTTGTCACGGCAGAACTTCCTGAAGGCGACCTCACGGATGAGGGCGGCTCGCAGGATGTCCGAGCGTGTGACGCCGTCGAGGAGGCACTGCTCCTCAAGCAGTTGGACGAGGGACTTGGAGACAGCACAGGTCACATTGACCTGACCGACGAGTCCCTTGAGTTCCTTGGCGTACCGAGGACGCTTAACACGACGCTCGGGGTGCTTCAGACCCTTCTGCTTGGGCCAGTAGCCGTGTTTCTTCGGCTCCTGATTGGTGATGGCCTGAGCGGAGTGCTCGACCTTGTTTTCTTCTGGTGTGCTCACGTATGTGCGTATGCTGGGTGGAAAGGTTTTGGCCCTACTAGGAATCGAACCTAGATTAAGCGTTTAGGAAACGCCTGTCCTATCCGTTGAACGATAAGGCCAAAGTGGATTAGAACGGAACGTCGTCGCTGGTCGTGTCAGGCTTGATGGGGCCGTTGCGAGCGTCACGGATGGCGTCGAGGGCGGCTCGGAGGCTCAGGTCCACGTCAGGGATGGGCTTGCCGTTGTAGGACTTCGGTTGCCATTCCTTGATGTACCAGTCGAGCGAGTTCTTGGGCAGTTGAGCGAGGGACTGGCCCTTGTTCTTGCCGAAGTGCAGGATGGTACCGAGGGCGTCGACGAGGCTGGGGTCGTTGGACTCAGCCTTCTTTTCCACGGGCTCAGCCTTGGGCTTGGAGACGGGCTTGGGAGCCTCGGCCTTGGGCAGTTGGATGAGTTTAGGAGCAGGGATGGTGCGGACTTCCCTGTCGGCTTCTGCGTCATCATCAGAGGTGGCGAGATTTGCCACGCTTGCGATGGCGTACCGCCTTAGGTACGAGACCAGTGAGCCGACGTCCTGACCCTTGACGCCTTCGGCGACGGGCATGAGGATGGTGCGGGACACGTAGCCTCCAGACTCGTGTATGACCATGGTCTCGACGCCGACCTCGCCACGATTGACGTTGTTCGACACAGGGAACTGCACGATGGCGAGTCCGTACTGGGCGAAGATTGCCTTGGTGGCGGAGATGTGGGCTCCGAGGGTTGCGTAGGCGTTCTTGTGGAACGGGTTGGTGGCGTCTGCTACGACGTCACGGGTGCGGCTGACCGCCTCGGCGTAGGCCTTGGCGAATTCTGGCGTGATGTTTGTGCTCATTTGGTGTGGGTGATGGTGAAGGATTTGTCGTCGCTGTTGACGTGGTTGATGATGATAAGCCTCATGTAGTCGGCCCTGCTGACGCCGATTTTCTCGGCGGTGTCGGACAGACGTTTGGCTACTTCGGGTGGGACCTTGACCCAGAGGAGTCTGGGTCGGGTGCGGCGTTCTTCCGCTCGCTGGATTTCTTTGTCGGTTTTCATGGTTGGTGGAAAAGTTCTTTGAGGTGCTTGGTCAGTTCAGGGCCACGGACCTTCGGGTTCTTCCACGAGATGTAGTTCAGCCCAGTGTAGTTGGACTGCCACTTGTGGCCGTAGATTTTCATGGCGTTGGCGAGAGAGCCCCACGAGGTGTATCCGCCTTCGTACAGTTCCTTGCAGAGCCTGTACAGATTGTCGTCGTTGGCGATGACATGGGCGGTCCAGTAGGTTTCGTAGTTGGACCAGCCGTTGTGCGGCACGTCAGCCTGTGCAGGCTTGGTGATGTTCTTGGGAGAGTCCATTAGTCTCGGTAGGTCTTGTTGATGAACCAGCGGAAGGATTCGTTCAGTCGGTCGACGCAGATGTCAGAATCTTTGTCGAGGTAGACTGGCTTCTTCCTGTACTCGGCTCGTTTGGCTTTGACGTAGTCCCGAAGTTCCTTGCGGAGTTCGGCTAGGGCCTTGTTAAGCGTGGCCCGTCGCTCTTTGTTGTTCTTCATGTGTGTGTGTGTGGGAAATTGATGGGGGCCTTGCTCCCCCGATGGATTACTTTGCCTTGGCTTCGAGAGCCTCGACCTTGGCCGTCAGTTCTTCCAGACGCTGTAGGACAGCGTTGTGGAGGTGGATGACAGCAGAGGCCTTGCTCAGGTCGAGGTCGGAGAACTTGATGCCGAGGCCCTTGATGACGGGGTCGGTGAGGTTCTGCTTCTCGGCCTTGATAACAGCGATTTCCTTTTCGAGGTCCTCGATGCGAGCATTGACGGCGTTGATGTTGATTTCGCTCATGCGTGTGTTGGTTGGTTGTTGTCGGTTATTCCCTGTTGTAGCAGGGACGAGATAGATAGATGTGTACCTTTTGTAGTCGGGTGCAACTTATTTTTGCACTTTTTTCAGGGGGTCCTGCGGCTTCCACTTGTTTTTGGCGTACAACGACTTCCACATCTCACGAATTTCGGCCATGGTCTTGTCCATGACCTTTTTCTCGTCTGGAGTCAGCAGTTTAAGGCTGGGCTTCAGTCTTTCGGGTCTACGCTTCTGGGTCATCGGGCGGCTACACGCTCGAACAGGTCGCTGTCCTTGAGACGTGCAACGAACGCCGCACCAGTCTCCTTGTCATGGAATCGCTCCATGAGCGTGTCGCCCGTCAGGTTCGTAGTGATAATCGTAGGACGCTTGTGCATGGTACGCTGGTCGATGAGGGCGAACAGGCACGAGGCCATGCGGTCAGTCATCTTCTCCTTGCCCATGTCGTCGAGGAACAGGAGCGGCACGTTGGTCATGTGGAGCATGGTCTTATCCCACGTGCTATTGCCCCACGATGCGGCGATGCGGGCCTCCAGTTCGAACATGGTCAGGAACAGATACCTGTTCTTGTACTTGTTCTCATTCCACAGCCTGTTGGCGATGTACCAAGCCGTACGTGTTTTTCCCTTACGTGTGGTGCCGTGAATCAGCAGGCCTTTGCCGCTGGGCAGGTAGTGCTCGGCCACCATCTGCAGTTCGCCCAGACGCTTGGGGTCCGTATCGGCGAACAGTTCGGGCATGGGCGTCTCAGGTTTGGGCTCCTTGGGCATGCCCACAGTGAGTACCATCTTGTTCCAGTGGACCATGCAGGGAGTGCACAGAGTCTCATAGATGGCCACGCCACCCTCCCCGTACTCACGCACGTGGCAGGTGTTGTTGCAGTTGAAGTTGCGGCAAAGAGGAGGGCTCATGGCTTCCTGCGGTTGACGATTTCCTGCACCTGCTTGTTCAGTTCGGTGAACCGCTCACGCAGGCTCAGGAAGTTCTCGACGTGCTTCTCCATCTCTGCGGCCTGAGCGTTACGCTCGGTCCTCAGTTTCTGGTTCTCCTCACGGAGGGTCTGCACCAGTTCCTTGAGTTGTTCGGGGGTGCGTTTGTTGAGGTCTTCGTTGTTCATGGTGGTTAGAATCCTTTGGAGTGGTCCGTGTCGGACTTTGGAGCCTGTGCCCTAGGGGTAACCCTACCCTTAGGCTCGAACAGGCCCTGCCAGCCCTGCAGGAGGCTCTGGTTGATGGACTGGACAGCCTGTGCGGCTCCCCATTGGCTGAATGCCTCGTCCCAGCCAGCGATATAGGTGTTGGTCGTGGACCAGCGTTTGGCCCTGCGGTGCTCCAGCCACTTGTCCCAGACAGCCGATAGTTCAGGGTTAGAACGAATGAAGGAATCCCCCACCAGCACCTCTGGTGCCTTTTCTATCTCCTTGTTTCTATCCTTATTACTATCTGGGTGAAAATTTCTTCGCCCCTGAGATGAAGAATTCTTCACCCCTCCCGTGAAAGGTTTTTCACCCCTGTCCAGCGTGTGGCTCACGATGTCCCAGAGGGTGCCATCCTCATCCCTGCGTACGTAGCCACAGTCCATCAGCCTGCCGATGCTGTACTGGGTGTTGCGTACGGACTGGCCCATGTAGTCAGACAGGGCCTCACGGGTGGCGAAACAGCCACGCTCGTTGCAGAGGATGTGGATGACCCCGAACAGGAACTTGTCCGACTGGGTCAGCCGAGCGTCCGTGAATACCCGTGAGGGTATCCACACGCCCTTGAACTCGAAGTCCTTAGCCATTGAGGTCTTGGATGCCGAGGAACTTGGCGGTGTTGGGCTTGCCCATGGCTTCCCAGTTCAGCCACATGTGGATGGCCTTGCCGTACTCAAGGTTGCCCTTGGCGAGCATCTCTTGGGTGCACTTGGCCACCCTGCAGTCGAAGGGCTTGTCCTTGCCCACGCAGACGTAGACAAAGGCCGCAGGCTTACGCAGGGCGAACTCTAGGGCGTCCTTGTACAGGCCAGACTGGATAGCCCAGTTGGAGTGGTACGAGGCCCCGTTGATGTTGCTGATGTCGGCCACAGTCTTGAGGTCCTTGATGGTCACGGAATCCTCACGCTCGTGGTAGCAGTCGAGTTTGCCTTTGAGCCTGACACGCTTGCCCTTGAACTCGCCTTCAGTGACGAGAATCTCGGAGAAGAATGCGGACTCGACGTATCGCTTGCCGTGCTGGCTCTCGAACAGGTTGCCCACGCTGGCCTTCATGCCGAGCATGTCCTCGTAGTCCGAGGCCTTGATGGCCTTGCGTTCGCCAATCTCGCTGGTGAACAGGTTCCAGATGTGCTTACCCTCAGTGGTCCGCCTATCGCACTCTGGTGCGACGGCGTACTCCTTGTCGAACTTGGAGGGCTCAAGCACGAGCGTGTGCAGGGCAGAGCCGAAGGCCATGGCAGGAGTCTGCTCTGGGTTCTTCAGCAGGTAGTCTGCGTGGAACGGAGAGACGGCCAGTGCCTTCTTGAGGGTGGACTGGTTGAGTCCATCCGCCATGCGGTACTTGGCCTCTTCGAGGCCGTGGATGATTTCTGAGGCCACGAACTCGAACTTGAATTCAGAGAGCGTAGCAGGGTCGTAGTGTGTTTTAATCATGTGTGCGGTGAAAGGTTGTGCCCCTTTCGGGGCAGTCGTCAACTTATTTGAGGCCGAGTTCTTTCTCGACCTTGCCGAGTTCACGTTCGATGAGGTCCGTGGCCCAAGCGGTCTTGAACCAGTGGAAGCCACGCTGGGCGTAGGCGTCCTTGACCCGCTCCATCCGTCCCCGAAGGAACGAGATGCGGTTGTTGAACTCAGGCGTGTTCGCAGGCGTGGATGCGATGGTGAGGACGCATTCGCCTTTGAACGTACGCTGTTTGATTGGCCGTAAGGCCATGGTTTTCTTGTGCTTCATGTGTGTGCTGGGTGGAAATTAGAACCTGCTGGCTAACCCAATCATGACCGCTAGGTCGCCCTTGAGGGTCTTGCGGCCCCCGTTGTGCGTCTCACAGGCGATGCAGATTTTTTTGCTGATGAAGGCGTCGAGGATGAGCAGGAACTGTTCAGAGACACGCTTGCCCTTGGATTTGGCGAGGGCCTTTATGGCCGAACGCTTGATGTACTTGTACTTATTCTTCATGTGTGTGGGTGATTATTTCTTGAGGTACAGGGTCATGACCTTGTTCTTGCCCCTGAAGGTGCGTTCCTTGCGGATGACGATTTCGAAGATGTAGTCGTCAATGGACTCGACGCTGTAGTCTCCGCTGGCCATCTTGGCCAGAGCCTGCTTGATTACCTTGGCTCCCTCTTCATCGGACGGCTCGTAGTACTCGCCTCCGCATCCGCAACGGCATTGGTTGCCATTGCCTACGTAGAGGTTTTCAACTTGCTCGAAGGAGACGTCAATCCCCTTGGCCGTGTTGATGGGTGTGTATTTGATGCTGTATTTCATGTTGTGTGTGTGGTTGGTTATAAAGTGGGCCCCCGAAGGGGCTAGCATTACCAGATGAGGCCGATGGTCACGCAGAGGGCTACGAGAGTAGCCGTGTCGATGATGAGGGCGACGACCCAGAGGGTGCTGATTTGTTGTTTATTCATGTGTGTGTGTTTGGGTGGAAAGTGGAGGGTCTGTAATGCCAGAGGGCGAGCGTTCTAGTGCTCTGTGATTGGAGAACTGCCCTATCTGCAAGTATGACCCATAAATGGGGTGACCAACGGGAATCGAACCCGTATCCCTGCCATCACAAGGCAGTATCCTAACCATTGGACTATGGACACCATAAGGTGGTGGAGATAAGGGGGATTGCACCCCTGCATGTGTCGTGGCCATTTGAACTGCCGCATTGCCTACTAGGCATCCCCGTGTGTTAAAGAACATGGTGCGTTAATCACCATGCCATCAACATGACTATTCGTAGTCGTGCGTCAAGCGTCTGTAGATAGATAGTTGTAAGTCGTTGATATACAACGAAATCCAGTTACCAATCTTTGCACCATTCTGCGTCCGTCTGCCACTTTTTGGGGTCATGAGAGCGTATGAACAGAGGTGAGTTGGCTCCCATGTGAGGTGCCGCACGTAATGTGTTATAGGATACCCACTCTTGTGCCATGTCGAACTGCTCAGGCGTGGCGTGTGTAATTAGTTTGTCGATACTGTCGTATCCGAATTCCGAGTACGCATATGACAACGCATACGCATGCTCCAGTATGTTCAGGTCATATACGCACCTGAGTGAGCCCATCACATCCTCAGCCACACCTACGCATGCGTAGTCGCACCACTCTCTTGGCTCCAGCATCAACATAGTGTTGACCTGCTCATCGTTGATTCTCTTATGTGCTTCAATGAACGATTCGACACCGCTCACACCATACTTGCGACGAAGCGGGTTGGCCTGCTTCTTAGTCGTTCTCTGTCTGTTAGCCGACGTGCGTTTGTTTGCCATGGACCACAACATCGTATCTCATCGCTCCAAGGGCAAGCCCATGCACACAGTATACACAGACCAGCGGGCACTTGCTCATGCACTAGCACTCATTGAGTCTGGCGATGACCCCAAGGCCAAGGGCGACCTGAATCATCCTGATGGCCCAGCCATTGGTGCGTTCCAGATACACCAGAGTGCTTGGATGGACATCAGCGACATGAGGCGACGTGATGGCCTGCCTGTGCATCCATACCATGACGCATATGACCCACATATCGCGCGAGAGTATGCAACCACGTTCCTGATGAAGATAGTCTCACGCTTCAGGGTACATCACAGGGCACCACCAAGCCCAGCCCTGCTGTATGCGTGCTACTCACTAGGCCCAAGCATACTCAACAAGATTGGGCACATGACCGAACTGAAGCACGTCATCAGCCCATACGAGCCAGCCGTAGTATGCCCATACTCTGACAGGGCACCATGGAAGCCGCTGACGTCCATTGGTTATGCCTATTCCCTAGCCCGCCGCAAGATGGCCACTGGCATGAGGTATGAGAATCTCCTATACGCACACCATGAATCACTACGAAGCACAGGGCTCCCGCTCCTCTGGCTCTGACCGAGCCAAGTTCGACATAGACTTACAGTACGGCCAAGCAGGTGAGAACTGGCTCACATGGCTGGGCACGGACCAAGCCAAGGTCGAGGTCAAGACCGAGCGTGATACTTGGGCCACCACAGGTAATGCCGTGTTCGAGTATGAGAGCCGTGGCCACAAGTCAGGCATCGCTGTCACAACCGCCGATTTTTGGGTCCACATATTCAGGCTAGGTGATGTGCCAGTCATGGCCATCATCCTGCCCACAGAGGACCTCAGGGAGTATCTCAGGGCCGCTCATGCCAACCCAGCCGCATATGGCTGTGCCCTATCCCTAGGTGGCGACAATCACTCGTCCAAGGTCATACTCGTGCCTATTGCCAACCTGTGGAAGATAGCCTGTAGGACCTTACCATTTGTCACCAGAGGCCAGACCACATGAGGCACATGGTGTCATAGCCTTGACCCAATCATCTGCCTTCCTAGCCAATCCTAGAGGGTGAATCGAGTTATGTGTATCTAACCCGACGTGCGAGGCATGGTAACCCTATAACAGAGCCCCCCTATGTCAATCCCCCCGACGTCATCTAGTCGCTTTGGTGTGCTAATCGTGAGCAGATAGCCCTAGATTAGACCCCGACTAGACATAATTCATGTTGTGCGAAATCTATTCCTCACCCATATCCTCATCATTCGAAGGGGGCGGGGGGGGTCGATGGTCGACGGACGGAGATTCGCTGTACGGATTGTCAGGTACTACTGTTTTGCCCAAAAAATCCTTAGGGTCCTTAGCCCAGTCTAGGAAGTTCTGCGTAGATTCTGGCTTATTCTGCACGACATCTAGGTCAATAACCCCCTTCTGGTCTACCTTGACCCCCTGACCCCTAGCCTTGAGCAGTTTGTCTAGGGCATCATGGCTAATGCTAAAACGATGCTCAACCACCGCTTGGGGCTGGTCCTGCAGGGCGTTAATCTTGTCGATGCTGATACCCATGGCGATGGGGATTTGGCTGACGTGCAGGCTGTCCAGTTCGTCGACCAGTTTCTGGGATGCCCTTTGGACGAAGGCCTTGAGGTTGCGGACAGTCGTCGCCTTGAACTCATCCTGCAGTCCTGTGGTCTCTGGCATCTCACGCTTGATGGCCATGACATTGTTCGGCGACATCTTGGCCAACTTGGCCGCTTCGAGGATAGGGGTGCCAGACCTCAGCAGTTCTTCCACCTGTGCCCGTCGCTCTTTCGAGACACGCTTGGCTGAGTGGTTGGAGGATGGGTTGGTATCAAGTCTCTCGTTGTCCATTGTTGACAACCTGTGGATACTGGTGACAACTGTCAATCCATGGCCGAGGATGTCCCCAACTATTTTGAACGTAAGTTCATCGTGGACATCGTCCCCATCAAGACCACCCACCAGTCAGACCTGCGAATCCTGAAGACCACGGACAACCGCATGTTCGTCGGCAAGACGACGAAGTCGGCCATCAAGGCTTGGATGAAGGAGTTTGAACTGAAGGCCAAGAGACACGCCCCAGACAAGCCCTACATCGGACCGCTGGAGTTGACTCTGTATTTTGGGTTTCCGAACACTTTGAGAGACAAGGGCAAGACTGTCCATATGGCCACCCGACCCGACTTCGACAATTTGGCGAAGGCCGTGTGCGACTCGCTGACCAACTGCGGATTCTGGCACGACGACTGTCAGGTCGTTTTTGGCAAGGTCATGAAGTTTCGCACCGAGAAGCCATTTCTTGGAGTTTGGGTGAAACGAGCCGAACACATTGATTCCGTGCTAATGGGGGCGGTCATCGACCATTTGTCCAAATGAGTGATTTCGTCCAATGGAAGGAGTCTGACGTGATTTCACGTTTTGGCGTTCCCAAGGACGAATTGGTCGAATTCCGCAAATCGCTCAATGAGGGCGAACATTGGGAACGGATGCCTTTCGGCAAGAGGCCGCTCAGGACCTGTCCCATCGTCTACACCGAATCTGGCTGGGACAAGGTGGTCGAGCGTTTCGGCCTGATTGAGGTCCACAGCGACGGCATCGACACCAAGGTCATGAAGCCCGCTGAGGCTGACCCTGAGGTCATGGAGATGGCCGACGTATTGCGGTGCGATTACCCGAATCGCCGCATCATGCTGGTCAAGACAGAGAGCGGAAAGTCGGTCTTCTGCAACGTTTTCGACTCAAGGCCGTTCAAACCAAGGATGCCCATAGTCGTTAAGTATCGTGGCAACCGCTGGTTTTGTGAGCATCGGCCCACTTCCATACTACGTCTCAACACTTTGCTTAAGAGAAATTCTCAACCACAATGAAGAAGAACACCAAGAAGAAAGGTGGCAAGCGGTGCTAACGCCCGCCGCCAAACAAAAATGGGTATGATGTTACGTGCAGGCAGGTCCATCGGACGAAAGTTCATGACCGCCTTTGCAAAAAAAACCCGTCCTAAGACTGGACGTCCTAGTCCGATGTCTGACGCATGGAGGGCTGACAATGTCGCCGCAAGCCAAAGGGACGTCATCAGGAAACAGGGTGTCGCCTCTTTTCCCAAGAAGGTTGACCTCGCCGACGCTCAGACAAAAAACGCCCTGACCAAGCATTTTCACGAAGCCGAACAAGCGAACATCGCTTCTTCTCGCCGTCGTGCCGCCGCATGGGACGCTGGCTATCCGAAGGCCCCGAAGTCGAAGCCCGCACAGAAGCGTGTCACCTTCAAGGGTCAGGACATGACCGAAAAAAACTTCCACAAGTCCTTCAAGATGTTTGGTGGCTACAAGTACGGAACCATCATTTCCAAGAAAGCACTTCGCACGAGCCCCAACGTCAAACTGTCTGGTGGTGGAACTGGCATGAAAAAAGCCCTTGATGACGCCTACGGCGAGAAGGGCTTCAAGAATTACAAGAGCCGTTCCTACACACGTTAATTTACCATGCGTAAAATAGCAATCACTGGCATTCGCAAGGCTGCCCAATCCATCGGAAACTACCTTGGACGCAAGTCCCTCAAGGTTGTCGCCCGAGCAAACCGAACCGCCGACAAGGCCTATGACGCAGTCGGCAGGGGCGTGTCCCGTGCCACCGATGCGACTGCGAACCTTGTTCGCAAGGCCGCTCGTGTCGGCGACGCATTCGACCAAGCCGCATTTGGTGCTACTGGCAAGGCGACCCGAAACGCCTCCGCCGCCGTCATCAAGGCCACCCGTCACGCACGCCCTCGTGCCCGTGAGACGATGGGCCAGATTAACCGCCGCAAGGGCATCGTGAACAAGGTTCACACGCCGTCCCAGATGGACAGCCACGTCAAGGCCCACGAAGCCCAGATGATGAGGTACAAGAGGCAGGGCAACAACATCAACTTCCGTGACGAGTCCGTCAGGCCTCGCAGGGGAGATTACATGAGCAACAGCAGGCCTCCTCGTGGTGCCAACATGCGGGAGATTAAGGCTCCCGACAACATCGGCGACTTCCAGAAATACTACAAGGCTCCCGCCTTCGACAGGAGCAAACTGTCCTATGACGACATTAAGCCGATGGGACGCAGTGGCTCCCGCTATACCAGCAAGCAGGTCCGTGCTGGCAAGAAAGTCGCCCTCGGTGCCGCCGCAGGCTACGCCGCCTCTGAGTACTACAAAGCCAAGAAATCCAACCGATGATTACTCTCGTTGTTTCTGCCATCTGCTTCCTAGGTGGCGTCTATGTCGGTGCTCGTTACTCCGAACGCCTTAAGGCGGTCTGGTACAGCATCGTAGGCTAAATGGCCGACGACAAGGACAAGTACGTGGCGGGTCGGGGCAATCCACGCCTCGATGTCACACGTCCTGACTCCTTGTCGTTCACGCCGTGGAGCAAGAGTTTAGGGCCAGAGTGGGATAAGGGTGCCGACAAGTACACCCTTGGTAGCGACAAGTCATTCGCTACGGACCCCAACCTCCTCAAACTCAACTCCTCGACTGGCGACGCTCTGCTCAAGCAGACCGCCTTCGGGAGGGATAGTTCTGGACTCCTTTCCAGCAAGGATACCCTTGATGCGAGGAACAAGGAACTAGCCGCTAGGAACACCTCAGCGTTCACTAGGGGGAAGAACGGGTTGCTGACCCTGAGGGACCCTAACGCACCTATCCCTAGCCCCAATCAGCCAGTTCCCAAGACTGAGCAGGCATCCACCAAGAAAGACCTTTCTGGTGGAGGTGCGAAGTCTGGGACTAAGCCTTCTAAAAAAATTTCGTCCTACGGACGAGGTGACCCTACCTTTAAGCAGTTCAACCCTAAGGTGTTCAAGGAGGGGTTTTACAAGGCCGCAGTAGCGTCGGCCAAGCACTTCATACCCCAGTATGGCCTCTTCGGCACTGGCTTCCACGGGGGTGCCATCAGGATTCAGCCTATGACGTGGAAAGGTGCTTTCCCTATTCTGAACGTACAGCAGTTTGACGCCGCCGCCGCCGCTTCAACGTACGAAACCAAAGAGGAGGAGGACGATGAATGAGCACGGACCTAGTGACAGTCGCTGGGATGCAGTTAAGCAAGCATCCCATCATTCACCTTCCTACTGAGGACGAGATAGTCGAACTAGCCAAGACGCTGGGCTCGGAGGGGGCCGCTGAGGTCCTAAAGCGTCGTGAGGAGAAGATTAAGGCCGAGCAGGGCGACCCCTACAGGCATGGATACGAGCCAGATAGTTGGGCCGAGGCGGACAAGTTGCTCATGTCTGGAAACGAATTGCTCATCATGGGCGGCAATCGTGCTGGCAAGACGGAGTACGCCGCCAAGAGGGTGATGCAACTGCTGTGCACCCGACCAAACTCCAGAATTTGGTGCTTACACACCACCTCCCAGACCTCCATCCAGATGCAACAGGCGGTCATCTGGAAGTACATGCCCCCTGAATTCAAGACCGCCAAGAAGACCAAGGTCACGAACATCCAGTATTCCCAGAAGAACGGCTTTACCGACGCTACGTTCGTCCTCCCAAACCGCTCCCAGTGCTTCTTCATGAACTACGGGCAGGAGAAGAAGGTCATCGAAGGTGGCGAACCAGACCTAATCTGGTGCGACGAACTCGTGCCGCAGGACTGGATTGAGACGTTAAGGTACCGACTTGTCACCCGTTCGGGTAAGATGATTCTCACCTTCACGCCCATCACTGGCTTCACCCCCGTCGTCAAGGACTACGTCGCTGGGTGCCGCATTAAAAAGACCCTTTATGCGGACCTTCTGCCCGATACACAGAATGTCCCAAGCATCCCTAAGGGGCACATGCCCTACGTTGCAGAATGCAGCAAGGGCTCTGCCAATGTAATCTGGTTTCATTCAATCCTGAATAGATACTCCCCCTTCGAACAAATCAAGTTAGCACTTAGGGGCCGTGGACCTTATGAAGTCAAAATCCGTGCATACGGCTGGGCGGAGTCACTCGCAGGCTCGCAGTTCCCGAGGTTCGGAGAGCCTAACATCATCCCAGCGGACCAGATTCCCGAGGAAGGCACCAACTACATGGCTGTCGACCCTGCAGGTGCTCGAAACTGGTTCATGGTGTGGCTACGCATAGACGAGTACGGCAATAAGTTCGTCTACAGGGAGTGGCCTGACATCAGCATGGGCGAGTGGGCCTTGCCATCCGAGAAGGCGGACGGGCGTGCTGGTCCCGCCCAGAAGCAGGGTGCTGGCATGGGGCTTACCGAAATCAAGGACCACATTCTGACCCTTGAGAACGGGGAGGAAATCGCCGAGCGTTACATTGACCCTCGTGCCGCTGGTTCCCCTGTCATCAACAAAGAGGGTGGCACAACCTTGCTTCAGTTGCTGGACGAGGAGCCGTTGCCCATGTACTTTACCGCTTCTGCTGGCCTGAGACTCGAAGAGGGCGTCAGCATCATCAACGATTGGTTCTCCTACGACCAGAACCAGCCCATCTCTGCGGTCAACCAGCCGAAACTCTTTATCTCCGAGGAATGCAAGAACCTGATGTGGTGCCTCCGTGAATGGACTGGCATCGACGGCGAGAAGGGCTCCAGCAAGGACCCCATCGACGCCCTCAGGTACATAGCAGTCATGCAACCAGACTACGGCGGCTCCGACGCCTATCGTGCGTTTGGCGGAGGCTCTTACTGAAATGAACAACAAGATTCCACCCCTGATGAGGCTGGCCGAGGCCGCAAGGCACTACGGACTGTCCAAGACCACCCTAATCCGCCTGCGTAGGCAAAAAGCCCTTCGTGTGTTCACGACCCAAGGAAAACAGCACATGTTCTACAGGGACGACATCGAAAACTTTCTCAAGAACAACTCCACCCCTCCCGTAAATGAAAAACAAGTTTAACAAGGTCGGTAGTGACCCTCTGGCCTACCACGAGCGTAAGCCAGACATCCAGACGCTTCTCTCCGAATACGAGAGGTCCGCCTACCATGGCACCATGGTGTCTAAGATGTCGTGGGCCGACGACGTCCGCTACGCCCGCTGGGCTGGCCAGACCGACGACGGCAAGAAGCACTCTTGGGCCCGCCCCGATGGCGACCCCGCCTTCCCGTTCGAAGGTGCCTCTGACGTCCGTGTAAGGCTCGTCGATAGGCTCATCCGTGACCAAAAGGCCATGCTGATGACCTCCTACAACGCTTCGACCCTCAAGGTCGGCGGAACCGAGGTCAATGACGCCATGGCGGCGTCTTCTGCCACCAACCTCATGCGTTGGCTGGTTGAGACAAAACTCAAGTCGGAGATGCAGAGGGAGGCAGAACTGGTCGCCGATTACATGCTTACCTACGGATGGTGCTGTGCCCAAATTACGTGGGATAGGAAAATCGGCATCAGGCGTCAGACCATGACCATGGAAGAACTCATGGCAGTGCAACAGCAGGAAGAGGCTATGGGTCAGGGCGGAGTCACTGGCGAACTCATTGCCTCAATCCAAAATCCGCAGAAGGAGGAGTACGCCATCGAACTTTGCAAGCAGGTGCTTCCCCAGATGAAGCAGAAAGACATCCGCAAGTTCGTCACCAAAATGCGTGAAGAAGGTCAGGGCGAACTGGAAGAAGTCTACATCCAGAAGAACCTTCCCAAGGTGACCGCACTCAAGCCGTTCGACGAAGTTTGCTTCCCGCCTGAGACGAGCGACCTTCAGGAGGCCCGTGTCATCTTCCGCAGGCAGTACATGACGGAAGTCGAACTCCGCTCCATGCAGAAGAACGCTGGATGGGACCCTGAGTTCATTGAGGCCGCAGTAAAGACGTCTGGCAACCACTTCTACTTCAACGACCCGAACCTAATCCCGACAACGACGATGCTGAACTCTAACGTTCAGCGTGGAGACAACCTAATCGAGGTGGTCTGGGCGTACTACAGGCAGTTGGACGAAAACGACATCGCATCCATCTACTACACTGTGTTCTCCCCTCACGTAGGAAACGAGATGTACGCCATCCAAGACATGTTGAACTACGCCCATGGCGAGTACCCTTTCGTGTCCATCAGGTTCGAAATGACCCGCCGTCAGGTGACGGAAAGCCGAGGCATCCCAGAAATCTCCAAGACCGAACAGGACGAAGTCAAGGCACAGCACGATGCGTTCCGTGACAGGACCGCACTTGAAATCATGCCGCCCGTAAAAGTGGTCAAGCGAGTGGGTGCTTTGAATAGGATTGCTCCGGGACAGGTGCTTCCAGTTTCCACCAAGGATGACTACACTTGGATGGAGCCTCCGCAGGGCAAGGCTGAGTACGCCATCAGCATCATCCAGCAGATTGAAACAAACCTTGGAAACTTCTACGGCTTCATCGTCGGCGAGACCATCGACCCTAACAAGGTACGCATGATGCAACAGTTGCAGGTAAACAACTGGCTTCAGTTCTGGACCCAGACCTACAAGCAGTTGTTCTCCCTGTGCCTTCAGTACATGCCCGAGGAAGAGGTCACCCGCATCACTGGTGCCCCGCTCAAGCAGAACATGTCCGACATCCATAGCCAGTATGACTTCAACGTACGCTTTGACGTACGTGACACCGACCCTGAGTTCGTCATGGAGAAACTGAAATCCATCGTCGAGACTGTGGTGCCGCTTGATAGCGGCGGCGTCATCGACAGGAACAAGTTGGTCAAGTTGGTCATCGAGGCCATCTCGCCTGACGCCGCTAGGGAACTGGTCATCGACCAGACCACTGCGTCTCAGAAACTGTATAAGGACGTCATCAACGACGTCGGCATGATGATGCTTGGCAATGAGGCCCTCTACGTGGAGAACGACCCAGCCGCCGAGTCCAAGATGCAGTACCTTCAGGAAATCCTCCAGAAGAACCCCAAGGCGGCTCAGGCCGCTCAGGGAGACAGGGTCTTCCAGATTCTGCTGGAGAACTACTCCAAGAACCTGCAGATGTCCGTCGAGCAACAGAAGAACAAGACCATCGGCCGTATCGGCGTATCGCCTGCCTCCGAGCAGATTCAGCAAGAAATGGGCGAGGCTATGGCCGAACAGGCACCCCAGCAGGAAGCCCCCCAGCAGGCGGCTCCTCCCCCTCAGGGCGGCGTCCCCTCTCCGCTCCAGTCAATGGGCATGATTTAATCCACCACCATGCAAATAGACGAAAACACCAAAGCGTTCGGCTTCGCCAACGCCGATGCCGAGGCCCTGTACAAAGCCGTGCTAATCCTGACCGACGAAACCTTCCAGAACGACCTCATCAGGGTCATGGAGGCAAAAGTCGTCGGCGAAGAGCGAGCGTACTACAGCGGAAGAATCTCAGCCATGAACGACATGCTGAGGCTGTTTCAGGCTAACAGGGACCTGATGAACAAGGTCAGGGAAGGAAAGCAGGTCAATCCCACTCAAAACGGCTGAGGAGGCTATAGCCTCTTGCAACGAACCCTAAACGTACATCTTTACGACTACTTCTGCGTGCTAAGTAACGCTGACTATGGAACCTGAAAACACGGATAACACCGAATCTCTCGGACTTGAGCCCGAGATTAATCCGCTCATGGCACAACAGAGCGAGCCCGCCGACCTCGCCGATGATGAAAAACTCACCCAATTCTTTGGGCGAGCCCTTGCAGACGGCCCGCAAGGAGCAGAACCTCAGACTGCTGAACCTGAGGAACAGGTGGACGAGGCCCTCTCAGATGAGGCCGAAGTCGCAACCGAGAACACCGAAGCAGAATCGCAAGAGCAGGAAGACGAAGAGCCTCAGCAGGTCGCACCTAAGGGTGTTGACAAGCGTATCTCCAAGTTGACCGCCCAGCGGAAAGAGGCTGAGGAACGTGCAAAGAAACTAGAGGAAGAACTTGAGTCTCTCAAGCGTCGTCAGGCCACTCCCCAGAATGCCAACAACCCTTTCGGCAAACTGGATACGGAGGAAAAAATCGAGGCCGAGTACGAGAGGCAGAAGGAAATTCGCTTGTTTTGCGAACGTTACCCTGACGGATACTACGAAGACGGCAAGGAACCCATCGACAAGGAGCAGATTGCGAAGGCCAAGGTCAACGCCATCCGTGCCACCGAGGATTTCCTGCCTAAGCAGTTAGACTACGTGGAGAAGAGCAAGGCCTTCAAAGCCGCCGCTCGCAAGGAATTCCCGTGGCTCAACGACCCCTCTGACAAGCGGGCCATCATGGCCAAGCGTTTCATTGAGGCCGTCCCTGAGGTCACCAAGTTCCCTGACTACGAAATCTACGCCGCTCATCTTGCCACTGGCATGGTGTCGTATCAACAGCAGAAGACTGCGGCCAAGACTGGCCAGATGTCCCAGCGTGTACCCGTTCAGCCGACCACCTCGTCTATGCCGACGCCCCAGAGCAAAAAGCCTGACGTCGTCAAAGCCAAGTTGGCAGAATCCCGTTACAGGCAGACGTCCTCGCTCGACGACCTAAGCGACGTGTTCCGAAATAAGTTCATCTGAGAAACCCAAATCATCATCATCATGGCTTCTCTATTCGAGTCCCAGTTCCAGAATCAGCGTCCGCTTCAGGGTGCCCGTGTGGGTATCCGAGAAGAACTCTCGGACCTCATCACCAACGTCGACGCCAAGGAGACTCCCATCTCCTCCATGGCAAAGCGTGGCTCCAAGCCTGGAAATACCACGTTCCGCTGGCAGGTTGACCGCAACCCCGAGCCGTCCGTCGAACTCGGCATCCTTGACGGCAAGGACGTCGACCCGACCAACCCGAGCACCAACTCGGACTTCAAGCAGTACACCATCGGCTACCGCACTGAAGTGGAAAACAACATCCACCTCTTCCGCCGTGCCGTGCACGTGTCCAACCTGACGCAGGACATCCTCAACATCGCTGGTGTTAAGGACGAACTCTCCCGTCAGTTGGCGAAGGCCACCATCGACCTCAAGCGTTCGATGGAGATTACCTTCACCTCGGACATCATGCCCGCACTCGATGACGGCACGACCCCGTACCGCACCCGATGCCTCACCTCGTGGATTAAGAAGGACAAGGCCACTGCGACGACCAATGCTGACAAGTATGGCGTCCAGAACCAGTCCATCCGCCCCATCGACGAGAACTTCGTCACCCCCGAAACCTCCATCGTCGGCACTGGTGCTCTCTGCGATACCCTCAATGAGAACACTGTTCAGGACCTCATGACCTCCGTCTATGAGCAGACTGGCCAGTTCAAGAACCATGAGGCTGTCGTCGGCACCAAACTCAAGCGTCAGTTCACGGAACTCGTCTACACGACCCGTGCTCCCGCTGGTCCGTCGTCCAGCACTGGCATCCGCTCCACCCGTGACGCTTCGGCTGACACCATCAAGGCGTCGGTTGACTACTTCGAGGGTGACTTCGGTAAGTTGGCCCTCATCCCGTCGCAGTTCCTCCACGCTGGCGTGAACCCGTACACCATCGTCGAGTACGCCGAAGGTGGCGTCCAGAAGTTCAAACTCTATGACGGCCACACCGCCACTGAGTCCAACCGAGTCAAGGCCCAGACGGGCGACGGCAACACCTCTGGTGTCATCTCCGTCTCTGCCGCTAACGTCGAAGCCAAGAAGACGGCCCTCGTCTCCGCCCAGCAGGGTGCAGTGACCGCCGACAACCTCGTCGTCGCCGCCGCTACGTCCTCTGCCGCTGACCGCAACGCCGCCTACGCTGTCGCCAAGAAGCGAGCCGAACTCCACCTCGACAACGCCCGTTGCAAGGGCTTCGTCATCCCGTGGGACATGCTCGAAGTCCGCTACGGCGGTAACATCGCTCAGGTCAGGGAACTCACCGAAAATGGTGGCGGTCCCCGCCGCATGATGGAGGCCATGGCGGCTCTGCTCTGCCACAGCCCCCTGACGTTCGGCATGTTCGACTACAAGTCCAACAACTCCTAACCCACAGAGGTCATGGCTGGCATTCAGTCCATCCATGAATCCATCCCCGATGAACTTCTCAAGCCCATGCTTGAGGAGTTTCGGACGGGATGGAACCTCCGTAAGGCCCAAGCCGAAGCGACCAAAAAGGCTCTGGCCCAACTGAATCAACTTCAACACCGCCATGTTGAAGGGCTTGGTCAACTAACTGCACGTATCCCAGAGGAGTCCTACCATTACTGGGGACAGAGACTGGGATACGCTTGCTGGCGGGACAAAGATTTCATGCGGAAATTCCTGCGTGACAATCCAGAGTGCAAGGTGAACTCCAAAGCGGAGAAAACCACCCTACTCATCGACGGCTTCGGCCGTTCCCTTTCTTAATGCGTTCAGTAAACTTCAGCGACATCCTGCATGCCAGCCTGCAACTCTGCGGTCTGGACAGGAACCTGACCACCCCCGACAGGTTTGCCATGGTCAGGGACCTCGCTTCCATGCGTCTTAGGACCATCTGGGAGTCCAATGAGTGGACTGACCTCAAAGTTCTGACCAAATGCTCCGTCAACCTCGTCAATGAGAGGCGTATCGTCGCCTTCGACCCCAACATCGGGCAGGTGCTGACCATCTGGGACAAGGACCCAATGGCCAAGACGACCAGCCAAAAGGACTTCGAACTCATTGACAACGTCATCAACCTTCGTGACAAGCAAGACAGCGAGGTCTGGGTGGAGTCCCGCAAGGAGTCTCCTAGGCTTTACGGCGACGCTTGGAGCACGGATGTGTCTTACAGGCCTAAGGCACAGGTTTATTTCGACTCTGGCAGTGAGAGCGGTTCGCTCGTCCCTGTCTCTGGCTACCCCGTTCAGGGTGATTTTTATGTCTACACTGGTACAACTCCGTCGGGCACTGGCTCAATTCCTACGATTGGTTCTTGGGAGCGAATCCAAATCCCAAAACTCTTCACCAACGCCCTCATCCACGGAGTCCACGCCGATTTCCGTCGTTCAACCAACGAACTTGAAGCCGCTCAAGCGGCGGAGGCCGATTACGCAAAAGCCCTCGACGCCGCACTCGACCAGACGCTTCGCCAACAGGGCTCGACGAGGCCGATAAACTTCCGAAATTACTAACATGAGTTGCAAAGACCTACCCTATCAAATCCCTAAGGTCCACGTTAAGACCTTCAACAACGCAACCAAGGCCAAGGTGCTCGACTCCTGCCGCAATCGCAGGGTGTTCGGCGTCGTCAATACGTCCAACGACATCATCCTTGGCATGTATCTCCAGCCCAATGGTGCTGGCGACCCTATCAACCTTACCCACGAGAAGAA